TTTTTCCCAATACGAAGTATTAGCAGCTAGTGCCGAAGTATTTAATAAACGCACAGCCCTAGCAACACCTTTTATTTTTTGTGAACCAAGAACTATATCTCTTAGACTATTTCCTATTGTTATTTCACCTCCTAATCCCTCTGTCCCTATATTAATAGGTGTATTTGATGCTGCATTTGAAACAATATCTATTCCAAAGTTTGAATCTAGTTTTAAATGTCCGTCTGAACCAGTCGTAATCTGTCCAGCATAACTACCTAACCCACTATACCAACTAATAGATTGACTATTATCACCACTGTAAACTAGAGAAATACCCTCATTGTTTAATTTCCCCGTTTGCGTAGAACTCCAAGAAGGAGGTAATTGAATATACCCATTAGCACCATCTAATACTAAATTAGGAATAAAACTCGGATTTGAATAATCAGTTGAAACCATTCCATCAACAGTTCCTTGCTGAGAAATAAGCTTAGAATCCTTAAAAATAAAGTTAGCAATATTGGCATAATCTGCTAACAGTAATCCAGTAGCAATACTTCTATATGTATGTTCTAGTGGGTTCCAATAATTAGTATCCGTAGGCAAAGTGCCGATAGGTATCACTCCAGCATCACTTCTAGTAATATAAGAAGTAGAATTTGCCTCATAAAATACCGCCTCCACCAAAATACTACTACCAGAATAACTCTCCGTTGCACTCCAATTTCCAGCATTCGTTGGAGCAGGACCTACACCTCCATCACTTCCATTTGCACCTGTCAATCTTCTAGGTTCGCTCCAAGTACCTACTAATACCCCATCACTAGTTTTAACTCCTTGTGTATACCAAGCATATTGTAATGTAGTAGTTTCAGGTTGCACTAAATACCATCCAGTAGGATTTGTTTGTGTATTATCAATTATAGGCGCAACAGTAAGACTTCCATTCACTGCATATCTATTCTCTGTATGAGTTCCATCTTTACCATCTTCACCTTTATCTCCATAAACCGCACTAATTCTAGTAGTTACTACATCAGCACTAGCGGAATAAGAAACAACTTCTTTTATCCACAGGTACTTATTTGTAGACGTAATAGTTACTAAATTAATATCTGAAACCCATACGTTTGGTAGAGTATCGGCATCTGATGAAACCCCATAACTTTCAACAACTCCAGTAACGCCATTACCACTATCTCCATATATACTAATAACATGAGTAGTGGTTGAGGAATCTCCATTTGTATAATTAGTTACTTCTTTATTCCATAAGTATTTATTTGTAGGTGATGTTGCAGGTATTTCAGTAGTCCACGTTCCAGTAGGAGCAGTAGTTCCGCTTGTGCCTACTTGATAAGTATTTGCAAAAGAAGATATACCTTTCCCATCTTTACCAACAAAAGGGATTGCGGAACTCCAAACGCCTAAAACATATTGACGTAAATAGACATCACCTGAAGCATATATTTCATGCCAATTCGTACCATCCTGTGAATATTGTACATTTACTCCATCCCCATCCTTATTCATCACACCCCATGCAGAACCATCATAAATATACGTAATCCCATCGGTAGTATTCCTGTACACCCAATTTAATATAGGATTAGATGGTGCGGTTGTACTTTCTCCTTTCCAGATAATGCTTATTCCATCTTCTCCATCATCACCTTTTTTACTTACATAAGTCCAGTAAATACTCTCTCCTGGAAAAGATGTAATATTAGAATTACTAATAAGACATTTCCAAGTAGAGCCACCATTAGTAACTGTATCGCCAACATAGTAAAATACACCAACCATCCATTCGCCTCTATCAACAGGTAATGGACTTGTAGCACCACTTTGAGAAACAACGGTCATACCCTTGGTTCTAATATATCCATTAGGAATATCCATCTTGATATACTTAGTATTGTCCGCAGTATGGAAATCTATTAATTCATTAAGTAAATCTAGCTTCATTGTCCCTTGTGTATTCTGTATAGAGTTAGTCACAATAGAACCACCATTTACAAACGTAAATCCATTTGATGTTGAGAATTGGCGCATATTATTTATAACCTTACCAAAACTACCAAGTAAGAAATAGTAATATAAATCCTCACCAGCAGTAGTATATTCAATAGGAGTAAACACTATCTCGCCAACAACGCCAGTACTTTCCTTAGGACATTTTATGTAGCATCTATAAGAAGCATCATCTCCGTCAGTAGCAATAAACTCCCCAGCAGGAAAACTCCAAGTTCTAGGTGCATCCTCTTGTACTGAATCCGTAAGAGTACCAGCAGTCCAACCGATATAGTTAACATCAGTAGTTTTTGCACTCATAGAGGCACCAGTGAGAGTATATTGTTGTTCATTTGTACCAGCTAAAACTGCCGACGTTTCCACTATTAAAGGTTTAATCTTATCAGTAAAATAACTACCACTAGGGTCAAATGCCATACGTAGAGCCTCTTGTGCACCCCTAAACGTACGTGTTTTCGCCATTACTGACTTTAAATTATTTGAACGTAGGTAATTATTATTATTGGTAATATTATTCTCTATTGATGTTAACCTACTAACTACATAAGGTAAATCTGATACCGTAATCTCATATTTATATTTTTGTGTTAAATACCTCTTTAGGGATATAATTCTATAAGTGCTTAAATCTTCATCCGATATTTCCGTTCCCTCAGTTGATCTTATCTTTACCATCTCACCTATATGTAATTCTATCTCATTATTTGTAGCCCATATAGTATCAATAGGACAAGTATATGAAACTTGGTCCATATCATACTTACCTAAATATTCCTTAGCCTTAGCTAATAGCCTTAATTCAGCCTTAAGCTCATATGATTCTGGCATATATAAATCCACCAACACATATTGGTCTCCAGCCTCAAATCCAAAAGTACTCGTTGGCAAATATGAATCCGTAGCATCTTGTATTTGCTCTATGGTTATTTGCTTAGTGATAGTATTGAAATTGGCAATAGGAAACTCATATCCAGCTAAATTACCAGTAATGAAATGTACTTTTGGCACTGTTTCATCAGCCATAATATACTCTGAATCAAGAGGATTAAAAGACAAATTACTATCTATAAACCTAAATTGCGATACCACACTACTAACAGTACCCTCACTAACTTTCCAATACGTACCATTAGTAGGCTCTATGCCCACACAATCAGTAACACAATCCCAAGAAATGTTATTGTATAATACTTGTGCTCCAGCAGTATATGCAGTTGTAATAGAAAAGTCCTCTGTTGCGTGTTCTAGAGATGGATATATATCATCCCACGTAACCACCTTTTCAATTATATTATCTAAGTCTATATTTTCAGAATCAATGTAAGGGCTATCAGGTAACATTAAACGTGGAGAACCATTTCTATAAGTACCACGTATATTTGTTTCCCCACCTAAAGCTACCAATCTAGTAACCTTTGTCGTTGTTGTTGATTCATTTCTAGTTATCTTTGTAAGCCCTTTATTTTTTCCTTGCTCAAGTATTAGTTCTTCTTCAGATACATATACTCTTTTACCGATATTTACTTCATAATCTCCATTGTCAGCAATACTCACCCATGATTCTGTTTCAAATAGCGTAGCAATATCCACCATTGCAGTAAGGCAACTAGCATTTGAGAACGTACCCTCTTTTGGGGTAGCATCAATACATTGTCCTACTACCCAATTTTCATTGGTACGTATTCTATTCATATTGTTTACTATCAACTCTGCATACTTCTTTGGTGATAGCGTAACAGGAAAGTCATATATTGCAGGAGTATCAGTATCATCAAATAGTGTAAAGTTCACCTCATTACATATTGCTCTTGGTGATTGGAACTTCAACGTATATTCATAGTTGTTTGAACCATTCTTTACTATTGGAGTTGGTAATTTTCGTAGTATATATTTACTCCCATATACAGTTAGGTTATCACCTACTTGGAAGTCAACTACACTAGTATACTTAAATTTAAAGGTTACGTACTCTTCATCCGCAACTGTTTGCATAAGTGCTGAGTCCGAAGACTCGTGCACCTCTATGCGTATTTCATTATCTTTTGTGTATATTATCATATCATATTTTAATAATTGGAAATGTTAATTCTGCCATATTATTTAATATTTAATTCTTCACAATCCAAATCAATATGCTCTTTTATCTCTTTTAAATCAGAAAGAAATTGAGTATATTCGTCCACTATTTTTTTACTTTCATCATCTGAATAAATACCAAGTTGAACAGCATTGTATTTATTTATCAATTTTTGTTCAAAATCTTTATTCCAAAGATGATTGATAACTTCTTTTTTGATTTTACTCCTTGTTATAGGCGACCATATAGTAACCTCATCGCAATTATAAGAAGTTGTATCTTCTTTTGCAACTTCTTGAATATTCCAACGGTAGAAATAACTACCATTTCCTTTAGCCTCTAATACAATAGGCTTTTTGTCGTAATTTTGTATATTCATATTATATCTTTTTATTTTATTTAAAATTAATTATTCGTTTTCGGGGATAAAGCAAAGGCGAGAACCGAGATGCGCAAACGTACGCGCGGGAGAATAAGGCGAGAGCGCAAACGCAAAACCCGCAGACGAGCCGCTAAACGCATAACCGCCAAAACAAACCCCACTTAAACTAGACGAGGTTATAGATGTATAATGATAATCGCAAAAGTGAGTAGAACTACCGCCACCAACTTCGAGAGGCAATATATCTCCATATTCCCCTGCTATTATTTTTGAAACATATCCGTTGTTTCTTGCTTCTAATCCTCTATATTCATAATTTACAACATCCACATCGCTAAAATCTTCTGGCTTATTACAAATATACACCTTAGATGTGCCACCATCTTCATCAGTTTTTACGTCAATATTTAAATCTGCGACCCATTTGTAAATATGTCCAAACGGTTGCTCTACTCCTCTGTAACGATTTGCCATTACAGTACATCTTGTTGTCCCATCTTCGTTGATTACATCATAAGCGATTTCTCCTGAGCCATTACCTAAAGAATTAGTATGTCCACATTTGACAAATGGATAATACCCATTAAATCCGCTCCAATCTACCATATTTGTTACTCCATTTCCTAAACCACCTTGACGATAACCTTCGCTAGTCAACTCTGCCGTAACAGGAGCCTGACTACCTCTAGTTCCATACTCCAATATAAACATCCAATAAAGGACTTTATGAGCTAAATATGTATACAAATTCCATTCTGATGTTTTAGAA